AGCGCGCGTGAGGCTGTGAAGCTGGGGATGGCTGATCGGATCGCGACACTCGAAGAAACGGTTAATGACCTAATCAATAAGAATGTTCCATCTGCGCGATTGGGCGCAGTTGTTGCAGAAATAACGGAGGGTGGGCAGGCGCCCGCCTCCGTCAATATCCATACGCAAGAGGCGCGGGCGCGCCTGGAGCGGGTGGGAAAGATAAATCTCGAAGGAGAAAACAACATGAGTCAGTATCAACGTGAATTAATCAATAAGCGCGAGGCGCTTGTTGCGCGTGCAAACGAATTGGTGGATACCGCAGACAACGAGGTCCGTGATCTCACCGAGGAAGAGCGCGTAGAGTTCAATCAGTCCTTGGACCAGGTCGCTGAGCTCGATGTTCAGATCGAACAGATCCAGGGCGAACGCGAAAAGCTTCGAGCCGCTGCAGAGAAGAAATTCGTTGTCAGCACTGCTGAGAAGCCCAGCGATAGCAACGCCAATAAAAAGGTCATTTCGCGCGCGGAGTACAACAATCTCAGCCCTGAAGACCGCCTTGCATTTTCGAAGGCAGGCGGAAAGATCACAGACTAATCGCAAGGTTGGTCAAATTTATTAAACAATTTTCAATAAGGAATTGCAAACATGAGCGCAAATACACTCACCGGGTTAATCCCCGATATCCAAATTGCCGCGGATCGTGTCCTTCGCGAACAGCAAGGCTTTCTGCCCGCGGTGTATGTCAACGGATCAGCAGAAATGGCTGCAAAGGACCAGTCTGTTGTCTATCCTGTTGTTCCGGCAGCGACTGCATCCGATGTGACCCCCGCTGCTACACCCAGCGATCCCACCGGTCAAACAATGATCACTGGCACGATGAAGATCACCAAATCACGCAAAGTTCCCTTTCGCTGGAGCGGCGAGGAACAGCTTTCCGTGACCAAGCTGTATGACCGTATCAAGGAGGATCAGTTCTCCCAGGCGTTCCGGACGCTGAGCAACGAGATGGAGAGCGATCTCTTCGTTGCCGCCAAAGAAGGTGCGTCGCGCGCGTATGGCACGGCCGGTACAACCCCATTTGGCACAGCTGGCAATCTGTCCGATTTCGCCGAACCGCAAAAAATCCTTCGTGATAACGGCGCGTGGACCAGCGACATGCACATGGTGCTCAATACGACCGCTGGCGCCAAGATCCGAAGTGTTCAATCTAGCTTATTCAAGGTCAATGAGGCCGGCTCTGCAGAGCTTCTGCGTGATGCCAAACTCGGTCGCGTCGAAGGATTTGATCTGCACGAGTCCGGGCAGATCGTCACACACACCAAAGGCACAGGCTCCAGCTACGAACTCAATGGTGCTCATGCCCTGAATGTTACGACCTTGGCGGCCGATACTGGATCCGGCACGATTGTCGCTGGTGACGTGATCACTCTTGGCAATGGTACGCCTGCTGACTCCAACAAGTATGTTGTCAATTCAGCTTTATCCGGAGGAAGTCTTTCAATTGGCAAACCCGGTTTGCTAAGCTCCCATGCCAACAATGATAGCGTCACAGTGGGAGACAACTATAGAGGCAACTTTGCCTTCGAACGCTATGCTCTCCACCTTGTGACCCGCGTTCCCGCGTTGCCCAAAGAAGGTGCTTTGGGTGAGCATGAGATCATCACTGATCCATTCAGTGGCATTTCGTTCCTGGTCTCTATCTACCCTGGCTACCACATGGTGATCATCGAGATCGCCGTGGCGTGGGGCGTGAAAGCTGTCAAGAGCGAAGGCATTGCTTTGCTGCTTGGTTAGTCCATATTCATTCGTATCGTGATAACCCCTCCTCTGAATAGGGGAGGGGACTGAACAAGGAGAAAGATCATGAAGAAAGATCTTGTAGAGATGGAAAAAGACGGCGAGACCATCGAGGTCAGCCCGTTGGTTGTGGAAAACCACAAGCAGTTGGGATGGACTGTCGTTGGTGAAACCCCATCTGAAGCAGATGCGCCCGAAGCGGAGAAACCCGCCGAAGGCAAAAAGCGCCGATCTCGATCCAAAAAGAACAAGCTCGCTGAAGGTGAAGGCGAATAGTCGTGAACCTGCGCTTGATCACTGCACCAGCTGCTGAGCCTGTTTCTGTGGCCACCGCCAAGAGTTATTTGCGCGTGGATGGCACCGATGATGACACACTGATCACGTCGCTGATCAAAGCCGCGCGCGAGAAAGGGGAAGGGCTCTCGCGGCGCGCATTCATCAACCAGACATGGGAGATGACCATTGACTGCTGGCCTGCGAACTATGTCTTACAGCTCTATCGCCCGCCGCTGGTGAGTGTGACGCATGTGAAATACACGGATCGCGATGCTTCTGAAGCTACGTGGACCGATTACCGAGTGGATATCAANAGCGAGCCAGGCAAGATNCTCTTCGATAGTTTGCCNGGNGTGAGCNTGCAGGAAACNGGTGGAATCACGGTCCGCTTTGTGGCCGGTTATGGCAGCTCAGAGTCGAATGTGCCTGAGCGCTTCAAGCAGTTGATCCTGGCACTGGTGGGCTACTGGTACGAAAACCGCGAGAGCCAGGATGTTCCAACGGACATCAAGAGAGCGTTCGTGGCTGAGCGCGCGGTGTGGTTCTGATGGCTGATCTCAATATCTCAATCTCCGATCTGCGAACCCGCATCACATTCCAGCAACCAACCATCAGCACTGATGACGGTGGCGCGCAGGTGGAAGATTGGGCCAACATTGATACGACCCCCACAGTGTGGGCGCGCTGGATCAATGCCCATGGACCCGAAGTGGTGCAAAGCCAGGCGCTGCAATCTGTTCAACGTGCAACGGTGACGGTGCGGTATCGTACCGATATCGTCCCGACATGGCGCATTCTAAAAGATGGCGAAGCCTGGCAGATCGTGTCTATCGATCAAGTGCAGGACCGCAATCACTGGGTTGAAATGATCGTCGAGCGCGCGAAAGGAAGTGTGTGATGCCCGTGCGTGGCCAGTTTGAGATTAAAGGTTTGGATGCTTATCTCGAAACCCTGGTCAATGCTGACAAGGATGTGGATAAGGTGGTTTCCGATGTGCTGACAGAAGCCGCGCCGATCGCGGAAGGTGAGTTACGAACCCACCTCCTGAAGACGAAACAGGCCGGTGAAGTTTGGACCGGTGAGACCGAAAGATCGATCACTTCCTCAAGTGTGCAGCGCGATGGCAACTATCACTTTATTGAGTTAAGCGTGGGTGGTCCGGGCGTGCCACAAGCGTTTTACAAAGAATTTGGTACAGGGCACCAGGCAGCCGAGCCCTTCATGAGACCAGCCTTCCGAAAATTGCGACGGAGCAAGCTCAAGCAAATGCTGAAGGCTGTCCTCGAGCGATTTGGATTACCAACGAAATGACGACCATTTTCGAGCGCGTGAAAGATGCCCTGGAGACACTCTCGCCAGCTGTGCCATTTTCAATGGCGCCCTACAAGAGCACCACAACGCTGCCCGATACCTATATCGCCTACCAGTTAATCGACGGATCGCCTGAACAAAGCGCAGACGATGAAGAGACCGAGCGATCCTATTTAGTTCAAGTTTCGATTTTCAGCCGCGGTGGATTGGTCTCTCTCCCCGATGTAGATACTGCCATGACCGCGGCTGGATTTCAAAAAAGCACTGAGCGCCAATTACCACAGGACCTGCAAACACGTCACTATGGACTGGCGAAAGATTATGTCTATTTGTAAGGAGTAAACATTATGACCGCAACAAGTGAAAACAAAAGCACGCTTGGATTGCGAGATGTCCATTATGCCCTCGTAACCCAGGACGACGCGGACGCCTACGCCGCAGACACACCGACCTATATGGCTCCAGTGATGACCGCCAGCGCGACCCCCGCTGCCAATTCTCTGACTCAATATGCCGATGATGGCCCGTATGATGTCTTTGCCTCTGAAGGTGAAACGAAGATCGATCTTGAGTTCACCGGTATCCCGTTTGAAACGCAATCAATTCTTCTTGGCAAGGAATATGATTCTTCCACCGGCCGCATGTTCGATAACGGAGGCACGCCTCCGGATGTGGCGCTGTCCTTCCGTTCGAAGAAATCCAATGGGAGCTATCGCTACTTCCAGTATCTCAAAGGCAAGTTCTCTGCGCCCACCGAAGAGCAAGCATCTCAGACGGATACCCCCGATCCGAAGAACTCCAAGATCACGTTTACCGCGGTCAAGACCATTTACCAATTCGACCTCGGAAGTGTGGATGATGGGGTCAAGCGCGTGGTCGGTGATGAGGACGCGACCGGCTTCTCTGGCACAACCTGGTTCGATGCTGTGCAAGTGCCGGTGGTTGGCTCTGCCCCCTCCCTGACGTGTACGCCCTCGCCTGCCGATGGCGCAACAGGTGTGGCTGCGAGTGTTTCCCCCACTCTCACATTCTCGAACCCGCTTTCGGGTAGTGCCCTCAACGGTATCTCCCTGGTGCGTGTGTCCACCGGCGCGGCAATTGCAGTTACTAAAACAATCAACGCCGCCCGCACGGTCATCACCATCGACCCGGTATCCAATCTCGCCTCTGGCGCGCAATATCTCATTGTCGTCTCTGGCGTGGTGGATGTCTACGGTCAAGCCTTCGCCACAACCGTGTACGACTTCACAATTGCCTAATGGTAGCTAACCCCTCTCCCTAATGGGAGAGGGGGAAACAAAAAGGAAGGATCGCATGAACTCAACCACCAGCCCGATTGAGTTGAATTTATACAATGACGATGATGAGGTCATAGACACCCTCAGGCGCAACCGCATCCCGTCTTATCTCCTGGATATGGCTATCAATTTGCAAGACAGCTTTTCCGACCAGGACGGGCAGAACACGGATGCCTTATTTGATTTCATCGTGGAATTTTTTGGCAACAAAGTCAGCCGCGAGGACTTGAAAAAGCAGACCGATCTGGTGGAGTGCCTAAACGTCCTCAAGGCTATCATCACGCGGGCAAGTTCGTTGACGGTGGAGTTTGCGCGGATAAACCCTCGGGTCCCATCTCCGAAGAAGAAGTAGACGGAGATGGGAAATGGTTCTGGGATCTCAAATGCTACTTCGTGGAGCTGTTCCATTGGAGTTTGCGCGAGATTGATCTGACCGATATCGAAAGCCTGATCCCGTTCGCGTTCTATTACCCGCAGTGGCGGGAAAAACGAGCCCAGGGGAATGGACGCAGCAAGCAAGCTTACGCGGATGAAGTGGATTGGCTGTAAAGGAGTAACTATGCCTACTGTACGAATGACCAAAAATGGAGAAAGTATCTACGTGGCTAATTCTCAGGTGGCTCAGCATGAACGATTAGGGTGGTCACCCGAGAGTGAGAATCAAACCGGAGTGGTTTTGCGCCGCACGGTGGTATTGAGCGATGAAGAGATCAAGGCGCTGCCTACAACTCCCGTAGAAATTGTGCCCGCGCCGGAGGCTGGAAAGTTCATCGTCCCTATCTTGACTATCCTCTCAATTCAGGGAGCCTACGAAAACCCCTACACCAACATGAATGCGGCGGGGGTGCTGGAGTTACAGCTTGCCGATTCAGCCGTGACCGTTCAAGGCTTGTTGTTGAACAACGAGGACGCTTCCTGGAACACGCTAGATAGCTTCTTTGCAAGCAACGGCTCTGTTTTCGGGAGTGTCCCATATCGACAGACGTTTATTCAAGGGTATGGAAATTTACCGGACGTTTACGATAGGGTGTACCAGTTGGTAAACCAAGCGGTCAACCTTGTGTTTAACAATCTCTCCAGCGGAGATTTGGAAGATGGCGACGCCGCTAACACCCTGACCGTCACAGTCTTTTACGCGGTGATTGATCTCTAAGTTATGACTGAAGCCGCAGAGAAACTGTCCGGTAAATTAGGTCTCGACACCACCGATTTCAAGACCGCGCTGGGTGCGGCGAATCGAGAATTACGCGTCCTGGAGAGTGGCTTCAAGGCGAGCGCCGCGGCGTTGAACGATTGGACGAAAGACGCCACGGGGCTGGAGTCGCGCGTCAAAAGCCTGACCGGACA